CGTGCCGAAACATTGGACGGTTATCAATTCACTCCCACGTTTGCTGGCGGTCGGCCCACGATTTGGAATCCTGCCGCTCATGGTGGGCGTGTTCCGCGGTCGGAAGTGAACGCGGCGGTTGAGGAACTGTTCGCCCGGTATGACGTGATCCGCATGTACTGTGATCCCCCGTTTTGGCAGTCTGAGGTTGACAATTGGGCTGGCCGGTGGGAGAAGCGCGTGTTTCAGTGGGCAACGTATCGCCCCACTCAGATGCACGCAGCGCTGGAACGTTTGAAAACTGATGTTGTGTCCCCTGATTCGGGGTTCACGCATGACGGTTGTGAGCAAACGCAAGCGCATGTTCGTAACGCTGTTGAACGACCGAGGCCGAACCAAACGTACCTGTTGGGTAAGGCTTCTCAGCCGCAGAAAATTGACCTTGCAATGTGTTCCGCGTTGGCTCATGAAGCTGCCGGTGATGCTATTGCTGCTGGTGCGAATGCGGTCACTAATTCTTATGTCTACTTCGCTTAGGAGGGCGTGTGGAAACGCTTGAAACGGCCCGCCTGCGGGTGGAGAAACTGTATAACCGGATTGCGCACAGGTCATCGTCTATTGAGACGTTAGAAGCCTATTACGAGGGTAAGCAACCGTTGGCGTATGCGTCGGATGAGTGGCGCAAGTTCCATCAGAACAGGTATGCGGGGTTCTCGGATAACTGGTGTGGCGTGGTTGCTAATGCCCCGGCTGAACGTTTGCATGTTGATGGGTTCAAGCTGGACACGTCAACAGTTAAGGCCACGGATTCTGAGTCTCAACTGTGGCGTGACTGGCTTGATAATGAGATGGATATTCAATCGTCGCAGGGGTTCCTGGGTTCGATTGTGTCTAAACGGTCTCATGTTCTTGTGTGGGGCGATGAGGATGGGGAGCCGGTTGTTACGTGGGAGCATCCCGCGTTCGTTGAAGTCGAATACGACTACGAGAACCCGCGCCTGTACACTGCCGCGTTGAAGGTGTGGCGTGATGATGAAACAGAGTTCGCTACTCTGTTCACGCCTGAGCAGGTGTGGAAGTTTTCTCGCCCGTCTAAGACTGTTGAGGATGCGCGTTCGTGGCCGGAGCAGAAACGTCAGGCCATGCTGGCTGGCACGTGGGCGCTTAGGCCGCGTGGTGATGCCCCTAACCCGCAACCGAACCCGCTGGGTGAAGTGCCGGTTACGGAGTTCCCTAATCGTCCTACTCTGCGTGGTGTTCCCCTCAGCGATATTGAGGGCACCATGGCGATGCAGAACGCGATCAATCTTCTTTGGGCGTACCTGTTCACGGCTGCGGATCATGCGTCGTTCCCCGCCCGTGTGGTAATGGGTCAGGAACCCCCGAAAATGCCGATTATGGACGCTTCCGGCAATGTTGTGGGCGAGAAGACAGTCAAGATTGATGACCTCGCTAACGGGCGTTTGCTGTGGCTTACAGGGCAAACCACGAAGATTGACCAGTTCGATGCGGCCAAATTGGACGTGTTCACTGCTGTTATTGAAGAAGCGGTCGGTCATATTGCGGCACAAACACGCACACCACCCCATTACCTTGTAGCAAATAAGGGTCTGTCTAACCTGTCTGGTGATGCACTGGTTGCGGCTGAAACTGGTTTGGCGAAGAAGGTGCAGGAACAGCAAATGTTCTTCTCACCGGCAATCCGTCGCGTGTTCCGTCAAATCGCTTTGGTGCGTGGCAACAAGGCGCTCGCAGATGAGGCTCGACGAGGAACTGTTCTGTGGCGTAACGCTGAGAACCGTTCCGAAAACCAGTTGGCTGATTCGCTGATTAAAAAGAAGCAGATCGGTTATCCGTTCGAATGGTTGCTGATGGAAGACGGTAAATCACCGGAAGATATTAAGCAGATCATTGCCATGCGTAATAAGGAACAGGAAGCGGCGATTGAGCAGGGCATGAACGCTATTACTGCTGCGTCTGAGAATCCGAGTGTGGAGGTTCCTGTTGAGCGTGGAAACGGTAGCGAAGTCCCATCAGAGGACGGTCAATAATATTACATCTGCTGCTGTTGTTGAGGCGGATAAAGCGTGGCGGATGGTTGACCCGGACAATTTGGATGCTAGTTGGCGTTTGGTGGCACCTTCTGCGGTTGCGTTGGTGGGTGCCGCCCAGGTTGCTGTAGCTGCCCAGTCGGACGCGTATTTGTCGCGTTTGGCTGGTCAGTATGGGGTTGATGATTCGCCTGCTGGTCGGGTGAACCCGAATCAGTTCCGCATGTTCACCGGTTCCGGTGTTGAACTGGCCGCGTATTTGGCCGGTTCGATTGGTGCGGTCAAAGGGTTAATCGGTCAGGGCTGGACTCCCGGCCAGGCGTTGCAGTCTGGCCGGGCAAGGTTCGCTAACTCGATCATCACAACAGTCACTGATCAGGGTAGGCAGGCAACACAAACCGCGATGGGTGTGCGTGCCTCTGGTTTGAACCGTGGCGGTGGTTGGGTTGGTGGGTACACGCGCATGGTATCCGCTGGCGCGTGCTCACGATGCATCATTCTCGCCGGTCGCAGGTATCAATCGCAAGAAGCGTTTCTGCGGCACCCCGGCTGCAAGTGCACTCACATTCTCGCCGCCGAATTTGTTGACGATGACCCAAGAACTGACCCGCACGCCGCGTTCGAGTCCGTGACTCGTGAAGAACAAGACGAACGGTTCGGCAAAGCGAACGCTGAAGCGATTCGTCAGGGTGCCGACATTTCCCAAGTCGTCAACGCCACCAATCGCGGTGGCGTTTATTCGGCTTCTGGTGGCCGCTACACGCGCGAGGGAACCACTCGGCGGGGTGTTTACGGGTCTACGTCTAAAGCGGCGCGTATGACCCCGGAAACGATCTTTAAGACCGCATCTAACCCCGATGAGGCTGTCGAGCTTCTTCGGTTCTACAAATACATTCTCTGACCGCAATGGTCAGCCCGCAATGGAGGAAAGAATGACGGAAGAAAACACTAACACTGAGGTCGAAGAAACCAACGATGAGGTTGAGGAATCAACCACGGAAGTTAAGAACCCTGACGCGCTACTCAAAGCCTACGAGGCGGAGAAGGCTAAGCGTCGGGAACTGGCGCAGAAGCTCCGAGAGCACGAAGCGTCGAAGGAGGAACCGGACCCTGTAGACACTGACGCAATACGCGCTCAGGCAGTCCAGGAAGCCAACGCGAAGGTTGCAGAACGGATTATCCGCACGGAAGTGAAAGCCGCCGCTAAGGGGCTTATTGCGGACCCGAACGATGCACTCGCATTCATTGATCTTTCACAGTTTGACGTGAGCGAAGACGGTTCAGTTGATGAAACTGATATTGCCGACGCGATCAAAGGACTGCTGGAAAAGAAACCGTACCTGGCCGCACCGGCTCGACGGTTTCAAGATAGCGCGGACGGTGGCAGTCGCAACGACTCCGCGAAGCGCGAGCCGACTCTCAACGACCTGTTGCGGTCGGCTGCTGGTAAGAACTAACTCACACGAAAAGGAGTCACACTGTGGCTGATATTACTCGTGCTGACGCACTCGCGCTTCTGAAGGAAGCGAGCGTTGGCGACATTATTCAGGAGGCTACCCAGTCTTCTGCTGCCCTTTCTACTTTCCGTAACATTCGGATGCCTGCCAAGCAGCACCGTATGCCGGTCCTCGCTGCTCTGCCTGATGTTGGGTTCGTTGGTGAGTCCGCGACCGACGCATCCGGTGTTAAGCCGCAGTCGAAGGTGAACTGGGAAAACAAGTACCTCAACGCCGAAGAGCTTGCTGTCATCATCCCCATTCATGAGAACGTGATTGAGGATCAGGAGTTCGACATTTGGGGACAGGTCCGTCCTCTCGTTGCTGAGGCGTTCGGTCGCAAGCTTGACGAGGCCGTGTTCTACGGCACTGATAAGCCTGCATCGTGGACTGATGCTGCACTGATTCCGGGTGCCATTGCTGCCGGTAACTCGGTTGTGGCCGGTACGGGTGTTGACCTTGCCGATTACTTCAACGAAGCATTCGG